GGGTTTTTTCTTTGCTCGGTTGTAAGAGCTTGGGCTTGTTTTAAAACTTCGGCTGCAGCTCCTGCAGAATCTCCTTGGAGTGCTAGCATTCTAGCTTTTTCAAAGTTTAGTGCCTTACCGGATATTAATTCTGCTTCTAATTCGTTAGAAATTGAAGATTCAAAATCAAGAAGTCCTTTACTAATGCTTTGGGTTTGCATTAAAGTTAATCCAAACTGTCTTGCGGTATAAACTGCTTTTGCTAATGCTATATTATTAAATCCGTAATAGCCTGAGATTTCAGCTGATGTGGTGGCTATTTCTGCTAGTATGCTTTCTCCTGTTATTAAGTACCCGTTTGCTATTCCTTGTGCCCTTGCGAAATTAAGAGTACTGTCTATTACAGAATCCACGTTTTGATTTGTGGCTGCAAACATTAGCTGCATAAAAGCTGCTTTATCTCCTGCTATTCCTAAATTTTTAGTAAGAAAAACTTGATTTTCGGATAAGTTTTTAGATTCTCTAGTTGTTGCACCTAAAGCTTGAGTTAATTCACCTTGGGCTGCTATTAGAGATGTTGAAGTTACCAGAAGGTTGTTATTCTCTCTTGCGATTTCAACAAACTCCAAACGTAATTCTTCTGCTGCTGATTTTGATATTCCTAAGTTCTTGGCAATATTAGTTGTATTTTCATCAGCAGCGATCAATAGATCTACAATAAAATTTATTGCCAATCCTAGTAACCCTATCGGGCCAAGTGATTTCATCAAGGCAGGTCCTAATGCTCTAAATCCGGCGCCTAATACGCTCACCTGTTTTATAGATTTTAAATTGCTTAACGCTGCATTTCTTGCTGCTTTTGATGCTTCTTGAAAAGGTTCTGAGAATTTTCTAAGACCCGGTATGGCTTTAACAAGATCTTCTAAACCGGCGAATGCTTTAACACTAGAATTTTTATTAATCTTTTGTGTTAATTCTACTTGTTTTGTTAACTGTGCTTCAAGGTCTTCAGCAGATGCGATTTGAGCCTTAATATTTCTATTAATTTCTACCTGTAATTTCGGTTCGGCTGCTATTAACTTACCTCTCAGGGATTCTAAACCAAGGACATCTTTTTTAAGTTTTTTCTGAAATTCTAATAGTTTTTTGGATGTTCCGAGATCTGCTAATTCATCGTTTGTAATATTAAATGAATCTTGTGCAAGTTTATTTAAACTATTACCGATAGATCTTAGTTGGTTTTTTTCAGATACTTGAAATTCTATCTCTTTAGTTTGATCTCGTAGTATATTTGCTAACTCACGGGTATCGTCTAGACTCTCCTCTGTGATGAGACGGTTTTTTTTTAAGAGTTCATTCTGTTCTCTTAAAAGTTTATTACTCTCTTCTATTTCTTTTTTAGTAGCCATATATAAAGGTATGTCTATAAATAGTAAAGGCTTCTGTTATTTAGAAGCCTTAGTACTATATGAAGGTTGTATGCCTGGTCTATGAATTTTATTTTTCGAAGATGGTAGTGGAACTACTTCTTCGGATTCTTTTTCGTAATGTTTCTTTAAAAGGGCGTATGTAAACCTTCTTAACCAAATAGGCATATTGTATACTGTTTCCCAACTGTATCCTCCGTTGCCGTGAAAAACTATTTCATGTACTTGTGTGAATACCCCTACTCTATCAATTGGAATCTGGCCAAAAAAATGTTAGCCCGATAGGCAGGTCAACGTCCTCCTCGCCGTCGGTGGTACTAAATTTTAACTCTATGTCCGGGGATATTGATGTATAAAATTTTCTCAATTCTCTAGCATCTTTAGATAGTAGGTAATTATCTACAAAATTTCGAATATCTTTTTTTTCTGTTACACCGTTAATACCGGTAATCATATACTTCAGCCTGGTAGTTACTTCTGTACTACTGTCTTTATTTATTTTCTTTAATCCTTTCTGTTCCTCTTCTATTTTTCTCTCATCCTCATGAGAAAGTAACTTAAAAGTTATTTTATTATCTGAGTTAGGTAATTTAAATTCAAACGAATTAGTACGATTTTGAAACAGAGAATAGTCTACTTCTTTTTCTTTAAGTTGAGTTAAATCTACCGTGTGAGTTTCTCCATTGTAGTCTACTTCATAATTTTTTCCGTATGCTAATATACGAGCGGCTATCATGATTGCATTTTTATCTCCTGTGAGAAGCGCATTATAATCTACATTTTCGGTAACAATAAGTGCTTTCAGTAGTTTATCTATAACCGTACCGTTCTTTATGTAATTTGTGTTAGTAAGTATGTCCTCTTCTTTAGCTGTCATGTACTTCATTTCTATAGTACCGGCTGCTAATGGGGAATCTTCAGGGTAAAGTAAACCTTTTGTGGGTAAATCTACCGTTTCGGTAGGCATTTGAAATTTAGAATCCATAAATTTTATTTTTTATAACTAGATCTTATATAAATATAACTAAAAAAAAGTTAATATACAACAAAAAACCCGGAAATAATCCGGGTCTTTAAAAGTACTAAATTAAAATGTCTATTAGTAATTGAGTACGCAATAATCCATCGATATTGTAATGCCTAAATCTACTACCGCGTCAGAGGACCAGTCAAACTGACCAAAATCTGCATTAGTGACAAATGCTCCGTGTATTTCCCATTCTCCTACAACATCCCCTACAGGACCTAGAATCTCTAGTCTTAAGCGTTTTTTATAAAAGTCTGAATATCCTGCTCTACCTGTTACCGATTCGTAGGAAAGACGAGCCCATTCCATTACTGCTTGTGCTCCAGAAGGGGTAATCGGATCATATAATGTCATGGTCATATCTTGCCATTCTCTTTTCCCTCTAATCTTTCTGTAAGAGTTAATATGATCAAGTTTAACAACGGAATCTGTAAAGGATGGAGCTTTAACGTTTTTTACCATATAAGAAGGTATTTCAATACCGTCCGTATCCATATACATAAGGAACCTGTTTTGTACTTTGGGTTCAAATGCTTTGAACATTATTGCTGATGAATCTAATATAGCCATTTTATGTTTGCTTTATTATAAATAGTGTTATTTTTAAATTATACTCCGAAAGAAGCTCCTGTTGGTTCTACTACAAAATCAAGAACGATAAATTCTGCTGTTTTGGCTGGTTGTATATATATCTGACCAACTAATTGATTTCTATCAACTACATCAGCAGTATTATTTGAATCATCCATTACAATTCTGTATGCGTAAAGTCCGTTTCTCTGTGTTACTGATTCTAGAAATGGGTTAACAGTAGATAAGAATCTATTTCTTGTAGTTATTGTATTCTGTTCGAATACTAGATTATTAGCTTGATTACCAATGAATTTTTTAAGTTCAATCAACAATCTTCTTACATTTACTCTATCTAAAGCAGAAGCTTTAGTTTGAAGTGTTTTCTGACCAAATACTGCGATACCTGTTCCAGGGAATGTAGCAATTGGATTAACTTTTCCGTTATATAGATTATCTCTATCAGTTTTAGAAAGTTTCTTTTCAGCTTGAATAACGCCTGTCAACCCTCCTCTAACAAGTCCGGCTGGTGCGAACCATGGTGCAGAAGCACCGTCAGTGAAAGCATAAACGCCCGGTATTACTGTTGAAGCTGGTGCCCAGACATTTTTACCTGTAGCTGATTGCATTTGTAACCAAGGCCAGTATGTAGATGTATAAGAAGAATTTAACACGTCAGCTTGAGCTACTACGTTAGATACTGTAGCACCGTAAGATTGAAGATCTACTACTGCGATACAATCTCCTCTTGACTCTGCAAGAGAAATAATATTATCAATCTGAGTTGAATGTAAGCTGTAAACTAAACCTGGTGCTGAGATAATATTAAACTGGTAATCATCTTTATTTCCTAGTAGTGTAATTACATCATCGTAATCAGTTGCAGCTAAACCTTGTGTTGTTGTGCTGATGTCTTTAAACAATTTAGCTCCGTTAGCTACTGTACCTGTTGCTCCGAAAAAAGATCCAGAAGATGCTAAAGGAAGTCTATGTGTAAAAGATTTTGCATCAGATCCACTAAGTACCGTTACGCCATCAGTTCCTAGATAGTTTAGGGTTGGTAGGTTAACTGATGCTACTCTAATGTAGTTAGATCGATTAACATAATCTCCTGTAGCAATAACTTGACTAGCATCTCCAGATATAGCAGGTGCTTGATTTCCTATTACTTTTTCAATATAGTTAGGAGAATTAGGGTCTAGAGATAGATTATTAAATGTCTCTAAAATAGTTTTTTCTTTTGTACTATCGTCTCCTTTACGAATCGAAAGAGCAAATGTTCCTTTAGCGGCACTTACATTGCTGATTTGCCATCTTATATTATCTGCTGATCCGCTTATTAAAGATCCGCCAGTGTTTTCTACTCCGGTATCGGCAACTCCTTGAGAGTTATTAAAGATAGCCCCTTTTCCTAATGTTTCTAGACTAAAGGAAGCAGTAGAAGCAAATTCAGACTGTGAAGCTGATATAAATGTAGAGGTAGCTGCTGAAAATGATCCATTTACTACTCTAGTTACCAAACAAGTATTTCCTCCTTGTTGGAAGTAATTTTTAACTGCTAGTGAGGTAAGAAATTCATGAGAGTTAGAACCTGATTCAAAAGTTACTCCGAAGATATTTGTGAAGTTTCCGTAAGAAGTTACTACTGTGGGAATTTCTACTGGTCCTTTAACGGTTGGTCCAAGTATTACTGCTCCTGCCTCAATAGGTGCTGGTTGTATAAAGGAAATGTCGTTTTCTCTTTGGAATACACCTGGGGAGATTATTGTTTCTGCCATGTTAGGAAAAATTTATTTTATGTCTATAATAAATATATACAGATAATCAAAACCTCAATTGGTATTTAGTGTTTTATAATGCAGTAATAAATAGTACCTTCTCTTATATAAAGGTGTTTATTCTGTAGGAGCTTCGGTTGGATTGAATGTTCCTGTAGTTGTATCCACTGTTCCGTTGCCGTATGCCTTCTGTAAGTCGGCGGCGATAGTTTTCTCCAGGGCCAATGTAGTTTCGTGGTATTCTTTGGCGGCTATTTCTCTTCTTTCTATTTGTATCTTTATCAAACCTATTTGGCCTAGTTCTGATTGTAAACTTGCTTGTCTTTGCTGAAAATCGGTTATTTGTTTTAATTCTTCTTCTTTTAACTTCATAATTATTTATTGTTAGGTATTATTAAATCTAAATCTTGTATTAACGGTACATTTGTATTTTCTGCCCAATGCATCCAAAAAAGGCTTCCTTCGTAATTAATTCCGTACTTGTCTTCAAGTACCTTATCTAAATATAACATCTTTTTTTCAAAGGCGTGTACTTTTAAACTAAAAAAGTTCATAAAAGATTGCGGAAATCCAGAAAACATTCTTTCATCCATTGTCTTATAGTAAATTGACCCAAAAAAACACTCTTCTTTTTTCACATTTTCGAGTAAAGGTCTTGATTGTAGGGCTGCTTTGTTGAAATAGTAATTTAAATTAAACTTACATTTAATTCTATCTGAGTCTAGATTAGGTTTGAACTTTATAATCTGGCTGTATGTCTCTGGGTTCTCTATACTATTAAATGCTCTCCAGGTAGAATAAAAATAGGAATGTAACTTGTTATTATATTTTGGTTCTTCTACTATTAGGTTAAATTGATTACAATATTTTTTGTATCTTTCTAATTTAGCAACCCATCGCAGATTATCATTATCTTTCCAGGTATGAACATAAAGATCTGTCTCAACATCTAAAAAAGGTATAATATTGTCAGAGAGATTATTTAAGTATCCTGATATTATGATAGCTTTGCTCATAACTTTAATTTTTTACATTTATAAATATATTTATATATAGATTTTAAGTTACGTATCTTTAAACTTTTTTACTAGTTATATGGAATCTAAAAAAACTTTAATAGTAAGCGGTTGTAGTTTTACAGCTCATGATCATAACTGGCCTGTTATACTCCAAGAACTTTTTGACTTTAATATGATAAACTCTGCTGTCCCATCTCAGGGGAACGGTTTAATTTCAAGAAAAATAATACACGATACAAATCAAGCAGCTGCCGGTTGGCACCATACTGCACCTACAAATACCGAAAATATAGTAGTAGGAGTTATGTGGTCGGCTATAGATAGAAGTGAACGTTATATATCTCATGATGACATGTACGTTGGACCCCCATATCAAAGTTATAACCCAACCTATGTCACTGATTATAAATGGGATGGATGGAGACTTATGATACCTGACTGGCAGAGTTCTGAGGATTGTGAATTACATTATAAGGTGTTTAATCATGTCGTCTCTTCAACGGTGTATACTCTTGAACATATTTTAAGAGTTCAATGGTACTTGAAAAGATTGAACATTAAATACTTTATGTCAACAATGCAAAAGCTCTTTGATCCTGAGTTAGTCAAGATTCAGGAGATTTCCTATCTTTACAATATGGTTGATTGGGAAAAATTTCTACCTGTAGAGGGTTGCCTAGAGTGGGTACAAGACAATTACAATCAAGAAGGTTTTGGTCCTCCCGTCAATGGATTTCATGATTCACATCCTACTAGATTTGGTCATGAAAAATTTACTGAGGAGATAATCTTGCCTTACCTCGAACAAAATCACATTATTCTTTAAAGTATTTTTACTTTTAACCTACTTTTTTAATATTTAATTATACAAATTAGTTTTATTTTAGTTTAATCTTAGTTATGTTCTACTTATGAAAATACTAATTACAGGAGGTGCTGGTTATCTCGGTTCGGTTATAGTCGGTAAGATGTTGATATCTGGTCATGAAGTTGTAGTCTTAGATAAACTAATATTCAATCAAGTTTCTCTTCTATCCTATACCTCTAATCCTAATTTTAAATTTATACACGGTGATGTTCGTAATCTAGATCTTTTAGAAAGATTATGTAACGATGCTGATGTTATTATACCTTTGGCGGCGATTGTTGGTTTTCCAGCTTGTGCTTCTGAACCGGATTTAGCAGAGGATGTAAATTTTAAACAGATATGTAATATTGTCAGATTCATACAAGGTAAAAATAAAAAAATACTTTATCCTAATACTAATAGTGGGTACGGTATAGGGTCTGTTCAAGTAGAATACACCGAAGAGTCTCCTTTGAGCCCTATTTCTATTTACGGTAGTACTAAATGTAGGGCAGAAGATTATTTAAAATTAAATACAGATGCTATAATTTTTAGATTAGCAACTGTTTTCGGTGTTTCCACTAGAATGAGAACTGATTTGCTTGTAAATGACTTTACCTATAAAGCTATTACTGATAAGTACATTGTAGTGTTTGAGAAGAGTTTTAAAAGAAATTTTATACATATACAGGATGTAGCAAATGCATTTTTATTTATGCTAGACAATTATAATACCTACAAGGGTGAAATTTTTAATGTCGGACTAAGTGATGCTAATCTTTCTAAACAAGAACTACTAGAGAAAATACAAAAACATGTAAAAGATTTTGCGGTGGTGTACGATGACTATTATGAAGATCCGGACAAGCGTAACTATATCGTATCTAATACTAAGATTGAAGCTACAGGATGGAAGCCGGAATGGAATATTGATAACGGCATACTACAACTAATAATGGCTTACCAGATGATAGTCCCTAAAATGGGAGCAGAATTCAGAAACGGTTTCCCTTTAGGTTACGCTAATCAAACATAATATGAGTAATGTTATATGATTACAATCATAGATGACTATATATCAAAAACACAATGTAATTCTATATTGAATTTATGGAGTAATACAGATGTTATAGTAAGTCAGGATAATATTTACCGTTTTCAAGGATTTAATTTAATTCCACATTTGAAAAAAGTTATTGATATTATTCCTGAGTTGTTAAACTGTGATTTTAAGAAATTTAGAATACAGTGTACTGATGAGGATATTGAGCAAGTTGAAACTACACATTTACATCTAAATCGTTATTCATTTGTTATATTTTTAAATGATAATTACTCAGGGGGTGAATTGGTATTCAGTGAGGTAAGTTTAAAACCAAAAATTGGGACTATGGTGTACTTCACAAGAGATGAAGCTCATAGAGTAGAAAATTGCATTGGTAAACGATTTACATTAGTAGGTTTTCTAAATAATCATTTATTTACATCACAACATACAACATTAATATGAGCAATAAATGGGATGAGTTCATAGAAACTCCATCAAAGAAATTTGGGTATCAGGTACCAGTCTTCACTCCTTCAATCTATAGGGAATATAGAGGTGAAATATTTACTACATTTCATAGTGAAGAGCATCCAGTAATGAAGCATATCCATTACGAAAAAAATGAAATTAGTATTCACGGTAGATTTTCTAAATCATACAAAGGTGTACTGAGAGGGCTACATTATGATAATAAGACTTGGAAATTAGTTCAAGCAGCCGTAGGTGATATATACTTAATTGTATTAGATGTAAGAAAAGAATCTGCTACTTTTGGTGTTTGGGAATCATTTATGATAACTGAAAAAGATAGAAACCAGGTGTTAATTCCACCAGGGTTTGCTAACGGGCATTATGCCTTAACTGATTGTATGTTCCATTACAATTTATTTTATAAAGACGGCTATGTCGATGCTAATGAACAAGGGGTGGTGAAATGGAATGATCCTGATTATCAGATGGAATGGCCTACTTTATCTCCTGTATTACAAAAAAGAGACCGATGATAAAAAATTTAGAACAATACCCGATAGTAAAAGAGACCCTCTACGACAAAGAAGGTTTAGAGCAGTTTGAAAAAGATATAGTAGTAGATTGGGAATTAGGTAAAATAAAAGGACCTGTTCACTTGAGTGGTGGGAATGAAGATGAGTTAATTGAAATTTGTAAAAGAATTAAACCTACCGATTGGGTGTTCTCAACATGGCGTTCTCATTATCATGCTCTGTTGAAAGGTGTACCTTCAAAGTGGTTGGCGGGTGAAATTCTGGCTGGCCGTTCTATTACTATCGTTAGTGAAGAGTATAAATTCTATGCATCAGCAATAGTTGGTGCAATTATACCAATAGCAACCGGTATAGCGATGGCTAATAAGATAGACGGTAAGGATGATAAGGTATTCTGCTTTATAGGAGATATGGCTTTTGAAACCGGAGGTTTCTATGAAATGCACAAATATGCTACTAACTACAATCTCCCTATAGTCTTTATTGTGGAGGACAATGGTGTTTCAACTAATACCCCTACCGAGAAGACTTGGAATGATAAAAAAAGAGAAATACCAAGTGATGTTATTTGGTATGATTACAAAAAGAAATGGCCACATTACGGTACAGGTAAATGGGTGGTGTTTTAAGACTAGCTTATGTCAAACCAGAGTAAAAAAGAAATTGTTTTAAACCTCGTCTATGACGATTGGGATTTAGAAAAAAATATTCCGAAACCTAATAGACCTAAAACCAATATTACACCTCAGCCTGGTGCTGATAGACGGTGGTTAACTGAAATGAATATGATCTCAGTTCTTCCTTCAGTTAAAACAGTACCAAGAAAGTTAGAAGATGTTATAAAATACCCAGATGAGGTTTTCTTTTATTATGTTTGGTGCAGAGAAAGTTTCTTTAGGGATTCGTTTGCTCATGATAAAATGCCTGTTGATAATGAAGTTATTCGGATGTTTAATCAAAACTCAAATTTATATTTACTCCTAATGAATGAATGTGAATTTGAACCTAAAGATTCTCTAGTTTCTTTAGAAAAACTCGTACAGACATTAAAACTAGATCCTACTCGTACTATTCTTGTGAGTAATAATGAAAAACTAGAAGACTATAAAGCAGATTTGAGCATTAGTGCGCAAGTTTATACCACCCGTACAATGTTAAATGCTATAGAGGATGAGGACAAGGTATTAAACTTTAAATCTGATAAAGATCCGGGTTCTTTTTTTCTATGTCACAATAGGTCTCCTAGAATACATAGATACGGTTTGCTGTGTTTATTAAAAAACTACGACCTATTAGGAGATATAAACTGGTCTTTAATTAACGGTTGGGATAATAATGCTGATTTTGTGGAGGAAGATTACTTACGGGTTTTGAATCCACAAAAATATCATGAAGTATCTCAGGAGATTGAGTTTTTTCGTTCTATCACAATACAAAAAAGTAAATACGAAATTGATAGAAATGAATTTGATAAGCGGGATAATCAATCAATCTTTTTTGAACCTAATACTTATGAGAACTCATATTTTAATATTGTAACTGAGTCTAATTTCTATAATGAGGATGTTCATATATCAGAAAAGTCTTTTAAGCCGTTTCTTTATTTTCAATTTCCTCTTATCCTAGCATCCTACCGTCATGGTTATTATTTTAGAAAAGCCTATCCCGATATAGATTTTTTTGATGATGTAATAAATCACGATTATGATAATATTGTAAATGACAGAGAAAGGCTTGCTGCCTTTGTTAAAGAAATAAAAAGAATCAACGGTAAAAAAGATTTTTTTATAGAGTTTTATAAAAAAAATAAAGAAAGATTTATTAACAACCGTGAAGTACTTGAAAATCTTAACAATATCCACGATTATAGGTTTTTTGGTTATTTAGATAGTTTAGGGGTTAAACCACCGACTGGTAACCTCAATCTTATATATGATAATTGGAATGAGAAACTGCAATTTCCTGATAATCCTAATTGTAGGGAGGTTTATACAGGTTTCTTAATGAATATTGACTCACCTCTAGGTCCTTTACATTTTCCAGGGGTTCTAGTTAGAAGGTACCCATTAGAGGATATAGCTAATTATCCAGATAGAAGATTCTTTTATTTTATAATATTAACTCCTAATAGGATACTCTCTAATCTCAGAGAGGGGTTGTTGCCGATGCCTGCCGAGGTTATTGATACAGTATTAAAGTTTCCTAACTTTAATATTATTATGATGAATGAACATGAATATGAAAACTTTGAAACTGTTAAAGCTATTCACGAATGGGCTGTTGAGCTCAATATAAATCAAAAACAATTATGGATTGCTAATAACAATATACAGTTAAATGATTATAAGAAAAGACTAAAAAGTGATATTAATTTTCACGTTACATCAATACTAAGAGATCAGATTGCTTTAATTATGCGCAAACAGATGGGCACTCTTGATTTTAAAACAGATAAGGAGGGAGCTTTTTTCCTATGTCAAAATAGGAGACCCAGGCCTCATAGGTATGCACTACTTTCGTTATTAAAGAAAAATAATATTATAGACAATGTAGATTGGTCTTTAGTTAACGGATGGAATGCTAAAAATATACATATAGTTTTCTACTGTAATGTACTAAATGATGCAGATGTAGTTGAACTACAGGAAGAAATTGATTATTTTCAAAATATAGAACAGAAAAAAAATAAATATGAAGAGCAGTTTACTTGGTTTGATAGTAGGGAAGACACAGATTCTATCAATTGGGGAGAGACTTATATAAAAGAAACTTTTGAAAATTCATATTTTAACATAACCACCGAAACAGAGTTTGATTCAGATGTTTTACATATTAGTGAGAAGTCTTTCAAAGCATTTTATGTTATGCAATTTCCTCTAATACTTGCATCTCCGTATCATATTACCGAAATTAAAAATCATTATGATTTCGATTGGTTTGATGATATTATAGATCATAGTTATGATACGGTTCTTAATCACAGGGATAGGTTATTTCAATTCGTCAAGGAAGTAAAAAGAATTAACGATAATAAAGAATTTTTTATAGAGTTTTATAAGAATAACAAAAAGAGGTTTACTGATAATTATAAAAAATCTTTAAAATGGGCTAATAATCATAGAGATAGAGATTTTCTATTAGGATTATGTGATCTACCTCGTAAAATTAATATTAAGGAGAATTATACTAAAAAGAAATTAATATAATGAAAAAAATACTAATAACAGGGTGTAGTGGTCTAGTGGGAACACATTTAGTAAAAAAATGTATCGGACTAGGTTACGATGTAGTAGGGGTTGATTTATACCGCAGTAAACACCTTCCTATAGATGGATGGTCTTTTATTGAAGCTGATCTAATTAAAAGTAATGTAATTGAAAATATTTTTTCGAGTAATAAATTTAATGCGGTATTTAATACATTCGGTATAAAAGGATCACCTTTAAAGGCTAAAAATAGTCCGGTCGATTTTCTTTACCCTTCTTTCAAAATCAATACTGAGATTATAAACCAATGTGCTAAGCAAGATATTTGGTTAGTATTTGTTAGTTCGGTAGGGGTATATGCTCCGGCTGAGGTATTTATTGAAGATACTGTTTGGAAGACTCTTCCCTCTGAGGCTGATTGGTACCCTAGTTGGAGTAAAAGAATGGGAGAAATACTTCTTGGTGCTTACAAGGTACAGTATGACTATAATAAATGGTCAATTATAAGACCAGCAAACATATTCGGTGAATATGATGATTTTAGTGGATTCGGTACTGTGATAGCTTCAACAATTAAAAAAGTTGCAGAAGCAAAGAATGAAATTGTATGCTGGGGTGATGGATCACCAATTAGAGATTTTGTTTACGCCGGTGATGTAGCGGATGCTATTATAAAAATGTATACTAATCAAATAAACGATATTGTTAATTTTGGGTCCGGAATTGAGATTTCAATCAAAGAGATAGTCGATAATATAGCTAGTATTAGTGGAAAAGATTTAGATATCAAATGGGATACATCAAAACCTAACGGTGACTTAAAGAGATTAATGGATATTACAAAGCAAGCACATTATAATACTTTACCAACTAAATCATTTATTGTAAGATTAAAAGAAGTTTATGAATTCTATACCAATTCCTCCAGATGATTTTTTAAAAGAAGGTTTTTATGTAGGTGATCCACATGACCTTATGGATAAGGATGAAAGTATATACTTTGATTCTAAAACCAACGAACTTAAAACTGAGATAGATAAAATAGAGAGTCTATTCTACAATGTAGATATGATTACAGTGATCCGAATAATCCAACTGTTAATTATAAATCTCCAATACTTTATAATGAGATTGAGGAAAGAGACTCCAATATAAAATCAATATAAATAAAAGTTAATAAAATAACAAATAGAATATGATAAGTAAAAATTCAAGAATACTAATAACCGGAGGTTCCGGTTTGGTTGGTCAAAATTTAGTAGCTCGGTTACACAAGGACGGGTATAAAAGCTTAGTAGTTAATTTACATACTAGGAATGTTAGAGAAATGTTAAAGGGTGTTCACTACTCTAGTCATGATTTACAGAACTACGAAGAATGTCTAAAAGCAACTAAAAATATTGATGTTGTGTATCATTGTGCGGCAAGTACTTCAAATGCAGTAGACACTGTGGTTGACCCTCTAGCACATGTTACACCTAATGTTGCTATGAATAATTTTCTAATTGATGCCAGTTGGAGAAATAGTATTAAACATTATATATTTTTATCTTCCAATACGGTTTATCCACCAAAAGGAGATGTACCTGTTGTCGAAACTGATTTTCTATTTGATGAACCTTACCCGGTTTACTTTCCTGTAGGTTGGATGAAGAGGTATGCTGAAATTCAATGCGAGTTATATGGTAAGTATTTACCTGTAAAGATGAAATGTACTGTTGTTAGACCAGCAAATTTATTTGGACCACATGATAAGTATGATTTCAATAAATGTCATGTCACTCCGGCTACTATACGAAAAGTAGCAGATGAAATGAACCCTATACCGGTTTGGGGTGATGGTAGTGAGTTAAGGGATCTACTGTATATTGAAGACTTTGTCGAAGCATTACAGATTATAATGGAAAAAGAAACTGAGATGTTTGAGGTATATAATGTTGGTTCTAATAAGGTTTATTCGGTATTAGAGGTGTTAGAAAAAATGAAAGTTATTGCTAAGTTTGATGCACCGACTGAGTTTATTAGTGGAAAGCCTTCTATGATCCCAACTCGTAAAATTGATTCTAATAAAATTAAAGAAAAATTAGGGTGGGAAGCAACAACTAGTATTGAAGACGGTTTAACAAGTGCTTATAATTGGTATAAAAAACATGAAAACGAATTCAAATAAGATTAGCAAAGGTATTGTATTTGGTGGGTGCTCCTTCACTTGGGGTCAAGGTCTTTATTACTACTCCAACCTCCCTACTTTGAAAGAACCGGCTCCTGATGATTATGATGGTTTACTTGTCACAGATGCTCATAGAAGGTATGGTGCTACATTGAGATACCCTCGTTTAGTTGCAAATCATTTTAATACATTTGAAGTCTGTATGTTACAGAACGGAGGTTCAGAAGAGACTACTTTCCAGTACCTCAAAAGAGTTTTTGGGCTCATTGATGGATATGACCATCTATTCACAGATACATTATCTTTCAATGAGATTGGATATATTATAGTCCAAACCAGCCAACCTGATAGAAATAGTTTTACCTACACCCTCGATGATGTTGAATACAACTATACGCCCTATTCATTAAAAAAGCAAGAAGAATTTTCTAAATGGTTAAAGTATAAGAATTTAGATTTTGATAAATGGTATTCAAATCATGTTAAAAATGTGTTTAATCAGTTAAAAGATACCTTTTCTTTTTATGAATCCAAAGGAATCAAAACACTCTTTCTCAATTGGGAAAATGATTACCACCCTTTGGTTGAATCGGATAGTTTTATGTCACAGAGATTTATACCTTTGCATTATAAAGGTAAAACTTATAACTCTATACGAGACCTAACAGATGAAAATGAAAATCTAGTTATTTATAATGATCTTGAACATTTTTCTATAACACCAAAAGATCATCATCCATCAAAAGAGTGTAATCAAGTTATGGCTTCAAGTATAATAGACAAAATCAATACTGTTAAAACTCTAATTTAAAAATTATGGAAAAAAGTTTATATAAAGATTCACTCTTAAGTTCAATGACTTACCTAGGTCAGCAGGAAGATACTATTTTTATAGGTCAACAAGTACTTTGGCAAGGAAATCCAATGAGTACCACGATTGTTGATGTACCTAAAAACAAGTTAATTGAATTACCTGTTATGGAAGAATCTCAAATGGGTATTTCTCTAGGTATGGCGATGGCAGGCAAATTTGTTATTTCTTTTTACCCGAGGTGGGATTTTTTAATTTGTGCAACAAATCAACTAGTTAACCATGTAGATAAAATTGGTCTAATGAGTGGTGATAGATGGAAGGTAAACATGATTATAAGATTAGGAAAAGGATCAGATAAACCGTTAGACCCTGGGTATCAGCACAAAGGAAATTATTTACAAGAATTCGAATCTATGTGCCCTAATATACAATTTCATGATTTAAAAAATTGGGAGTCTATAGAAGAGACTTACAAGCACGTTTATACACAAGGAGGTATACATGTTATAGTTGAATATCCGGAACTTTACTATAGCTAAAAAAATAATATCTTATAGTACGTATTAGTATAGGGGTTCAAAACCGTGGGGAGTATTTTTTATTTTATCTACTACTCTATTAAATAATTCTTTATCTTCAGTGTATCTGGTTATATTATTATTTTGACTATACTCTAATATTTCTTTAAGAATTATAGCAGTATAAAAGTTTCCGTATCTACCGTAGTGGTTATCGTCTACTCTTTGGTTAGTTTCTTCTATTATACTCAGTACATTGTATTCTGGTATAATATTTTTAAAGACTTCATTAGAAGCCTCCCAAAAGTAAAACTGATCATTTTCAAATATTTTCGATATCCGAGGAAATGGTGACCATAGAATTGGTTTATATTTACTGTGTAGGGAAATAAGGTGAGACATGAAGGGTATCATCCTTTCATTTAAAAAACCTTTCTCAAAACTGTTGCTTCTATATAGTTTCTGCTCAATTAACATTCTTTTGCGTTCTTGAGGAATATCTTCTGGTATTATATCACCTATGATTGTTAGGTCCCATTCACCATCCTCTCGAATCCAATCAAATCTGCAAGGAGATGTCCAATTAATTACTATTCTATCTCCTTCTTTAAATTCCTTATCTATTTTTGTAAATTGATTATATATAGAATAGACGGAGCAGCCACCATCTCCAAAATTAATAACCTCATATCCAAATAATTTAAAATAATCTGTAAAGTGTAAAGGGTATTTACCTTTAGCCTTTGCTAGTAACTTTATAAAGCTGTGAATCCCAGTATTATGAGAAAGGTATGTTATATCATCAGAGGTAATATCAGCTCCTTTTTTATGAATTTTTATTGGACGTTCATATATATTCTCAGCAAAAGAATCTCCTAACACAAATACTCTCATTTTTCAAATTTAAATTTACTACTATTTTTTATACTTATTTTTACTATAACCTTTATTAAAAATATCCCAATCTTCTTGAGTTCCCCAATCAATGAATTGGGTGGTTTCTCTATTTTTAAATTGCTTACCGTTTAGTATCATTTTGAAAATTACATGAGATATATAAATTTCATTTTCTTGGTCTATAGATTCATATGTTTCAACAAATTCTTGTGCTGAATCAAATGTATATAAACCGCAACAGAAATCAGCAGAGATAACACTTTTTTCTACTATCGTTAACACCTCATTATTACCATTCTTTTTTATGTAAGATTTATTTCCTGGTGTAATATTCTTACAATCATTTAATGAGTATGTGCAAATTTCATTTGGTTCTATTTCACTGATGAAAAAATAATCATCTGCATCTTTTATAAATATAGAGCCACTAATATCTAATATTGAAATACCCTGGTAAACGGTTTGGGATGCACTTTCAGTATCTTCGCTGAGTTGTATTAATTTAAACTGAGGTATAGATTCAAATTGAGTATATATCTTGTCAATAATTTCATCAGTTAGGTGCCTTTTCAAAGCAACTACTATAATTTTATCAAATGTATCCAATGGTAATCCGATTATGGATTCATATACCATTAAATTACCACTTGGGTGTTTTAGTAACCACTTTGGAGTTTTAGTAGTAAACCTACTACTTTTTCCTGCACATGGAATTATAAGAGTTCGCATAACCTGTTGATGTTTTTCTCTAAGTAATGTATTACTTTATCGTCTTTAGTGTAAGGATAAATACGTAGTAAATTAATTATTTGAAATAATTCGTAATCCTTAACTGGGTATTTATCTGTGAGCCAGTTATCTATGTAGTTCAACCCTATTTTTATTTTAGTTAAATCTACTACTTCCTCTACCATATTTAATGACCAGTATAGGTGAGTATCTTGTCTTAATTTAACAATATCTATTGTTGGTGATTCTATATAAGAATCAAGAAAATCAATTAGGTATATATCTTCAGCAAAAATCATATTTGAAAAAGTAAGATCACCATGGGTTAAACCCACTTTTACTTTTACAGATTCTTTATTGGATAAAATAGGTAATAAGTTTTTACCGCCAGGTAGTAAAGAGAGTTTATCCTTTAGAATCTGAATTGGTATATTCATTTCGCCGATTATTCTTTCCTTTAGGTATCCATCAATTCTATAAATAAGGTTATCTAAATCTCGTTTAGTTGCACTAGTGAGAAATTGTGAAAATGATTGACCTTGTATGTATTCCATACTGAAACCATTTTCATGTATATCAATAACGTTCGGAGATCTAAAAAAATTACTCTTAAATTGTTTCTGTTTTATTGCGGACACATGTAATCTACTATCCTTATTATAGGATGTCTTACTAACTAAATTATTCTTTAATTTTAGAATATAGTTACTATGACCTTTTACTTTAAAATCCAATTGTAATCCTTTAAATTATCTGTTATCTGTAAACGTACCCAACCGCATCCTCTCCCTATAATTGTGCAATTATTTTTAAATATAATATTATCTGGTGGTTTTCCTAAGTCAGATTCTTTTACATGAAACCAGTTAGATGATGATGGTATAAACTTGATACCTCTATCTTGAAGCTTTAAGAATAAATCACTACGGGTTTTTTTTACATTTGATATGTACTCATCTGCCACATCTTTATTTTTACATAAAGTTTCTACCCATCTAAGAGTCTGTCCGGTAATCTCATACATATCTCTATATTGAATCATATAGTCTATATTTGTCTTTTGAGAAAATATCAAACCAAATCTAGCACCTGCAGAACCATATGCTTTTGAAAATGTTCGAGTAACATATAAATTAGGGTATTTATCTATTAAATCAATACAGCTTCTTTCATTTGAAAATTCTATATATGCTTCATCTATTAAAGTAGGAACTCCTTTATCAAGTATGCTAATTATATCATAATATGAAATTGTATCCCCTATTGGAGATGATGGATTTGATATAATTACAATAGAATTTTCTCTTATAGATTTTAAAAAAGAATCTATTGGAAATTTTATAATGTCATATGGAATGGGTTTTACTTTTAAATTGTACATTTCACCGTACACCTTAAACATTGGAAATGTTGGGTCTGTGATTATTAGTTTCTTTCTACCCCAAAGCCAATGTTTTTTTGAATTAGATTCTACAAAATACTTTATGCATCTATCTGAACCAAATCCCATCATAAAGTTATCGTACCCGTAAAATTTAAATAATGGTTCGTGTAGTTCTTGTGTATTTGGGTAAAACTTTAAATCCTCTTCTGTCAATAATTTTTTATATTCCTTAAATACTTTCCCCCATGGTGTATTTCTTTCTGAGGAATGTAGTCTCAATTTGTTATGAGGGATTGTAGAATTAAAATTTCGTTTTATCATTAGTTTTTAACTTCACTTAGTATGGGTACTAATTCTTTATACGAACAGTTTTTACAGTGCGATGTTGGGTTATTGGTCTTACACCCGTTTTTTACATTTTGAAAATCATCAGAAGTTCTTATTAACTTCAAATCTGTTTCAAATAGGTTACCAAAAGGTTTTGCTCCTGTATTCATACAGCACATTTTTACATTACCTTCTACAGTAGTATATAATGCTTCTTCAACCCAGAAACAATCTTCATAATCCCATTTACTCTTTCCTTTAATGTTGTTAGACCAGTTAGTTTTTAAATATAAAATTTGTTCTTTATTATACCCACCGGGTAGTGATTTATCTTCACTCCAATCCTGTGCTATATTTAAACGAAGTTCACCTAACTTGTTATCCTTTCTTAATCTATCTATTTTTTGTATATCATAAATATTGTCAGGATTAACAACATAGTTAATAACAACATCACATTTATACCTATTAACTTCTTTAAATTTATCTAAAAAAGTAATAAGTTTATCCCATTTTGCAGGTGCTCTATCTCTCTCATAAGATTCTTTATACCCGTCTATACTAAAATAAAGAAGATCTATATACTTTAAAGAGTTGGTAAAAGATTCTTTAATTTTATATTGACAGTTAGTTGCTACTATTAATTTAGCGGATGGAAAATAATCTTTAAATATTTTACAAATTTGGTCAAATTTTGGATGTAACATTGGTTCACCCATTCCCATTAGTTTACCTTCCTTAATAGGGTGATCTTTTATGCTTTCCAATAACTTTCTAAATTTAGATATTGGCATATGTTGTAATGTACCAATAACCTCATCTCTGTTGCAAAATGAACAAGCAAGATTACAGTAATTAGTTGTTTCTAAATAAACGTATGTTATTGGTTTTAACATCCAGAATTTATATTTTACGCAGATATAGTAACGTAAAGTTTTTTAAGAATATTTTCAATACTTTTGCATTCAAATAGAAGGTTTCTATTATATTCAAGTGAAGACCTATTATCCTTTATAGTCCCGATAAGGCTGTCTTTAGGTATATTCACTAGTCTATCGATTTCATATAAATTTAATACCATTTTATGGTTAATATTTAAAGTTTTGTCAACTTTTTCTGTTTCTGTAAACCAATCGTATGGTTTGTATCCTGATTCAACAAAGTACTTATTATGAGATGGATTTGAATAAAATACAAGCGGGTGATAGTGTAGTATTGGATTAAATGTAGACATGTTTATGAAAACTTGATCTTTTCTATCTGCTAAAGATGTTGATACCCAGGAGAAAATTGAATTACGGTAAACATCAGCCGGGATTGTTTTATTTGTATATTCACTTTTCACTATACTTCTCAAAGTAGAATCATAATTTTCTTCAATCTTACTCGCAATATAAGAAGAGGTCTGTTTAATTTTATCCACAATTTTTTTATCAAACTTAAGAAAAGGAAGTAAATGATTATAAGATAGTTCAGTACTTATTTTATAGCAATTTCGTATTTTATATCTTAATTTATGGTAATCAAAAGGTTCAGGTCCTGGGTATCCGATCGCTTGTTCTTCAGTTTTTTGAAAAAGAATGTGCTCATTCTGTTCGTTTCCTAATTCGTATTCTACTATACTGTCTTCTATGTATTTTGTATTTTCTAACCAGTAGAGCATAAAATCTCTACTTTGTAATTGAGTTCTATTAATTCTTAATAGTCTTTTGCTTTCTTTTTTCTCTATATTAGCTATATACTCATCGAATGTATAGTAAGGGTTCCATTTATTTTTCTCTTGAAATGAGTTAATTTCATATGCATTTTCGTAAATCACACGAGTATAATTTCCAAGTTTTAAATCCTCTCCGTAAAATTCCTGCTCCTGTTCGTAACCTTTTTTATTTGAACTTAGGACTATTATAGACTTAGGAGGAAGACCGTACTTACTACGTACATTATCAAACACTTCATAATAGGTATTATGATAATCTTGGGGCCGGTTAGGATTGTGTGCAAAATTATCAGCTTCCCACCCAAAATACAAAAGCATTGTTAATCTGTCTTTTTTCATATTCACAATCAATTCGGGGTGTTTTTTAAAAAGCTTATCAAAAAAGGTAGTTTTTATTGCTTTTGGATCATCAATAGAGGTGTGTAAGTTTAACTGAAGTATAATTTGTTTTGTTTTTTGATTTTTAATTGCAAGTAAAGCTTCGGGGTAGGGTAACTCGGTGATAGGTTTATACTTTTTTAACAGCTCCACCATAGCAGGTATATGAAAGGTATAAACAGTATCCCTGATTTTGTATGTGTCGGGTTTAAGCAACCTGCTAAACCAGTCGGAACTTTCTACTATCGGGTTAGTTTTTCCAGGTTCACTGTACTTTTCATCTAATGTTGTCCAAATTACATTGTCTATTAGCTTTTTTACTACTTGTAAATAATCTAGATCCGCATACTTATACTTTTGCACAATTGAACTTGTCTATAGTAAACTTTAATTTTTACCAGGATACATTCCAATCCTCAAATTCAGCAGCTAGGCAGTCGATTTTATAATCTTTTCTTCCTCCAACTATTTCTTGAATTTTATTTTTTGCAGTATTACGTATACCGTTAATACCGTGAGTAAGAGCTAAATTAGAAGGACCTGCAGTTCCTGCTCTTACAGCAGATTCATTATGCCAAATGTGTGCATTCATCTGGGAGAGTACCACTATAGCTCTAATTGTTTCTGCATTAATTGAGGTACTTTCATTTAAATATAGTTGAATATCGTGAACTATATCTGCAATTTCTTGAGCGTATTCTTCCTTGTGATCTGGTATTTTAACTTCTTTGAGCTGTGCTATTGAAAGTCTATCTACTAGTTCAGCTAAAGTGGGAAGGTATTTTCTATTTTCCATGGTTTAGTTTATTATAATTTTTTTATAGTTTATCATTCTTAGTATCTGGTACATATTCCCCTGTTTCGAAATGACTTATCTCGCCATTAAAGACAGGACGATTAGGTATACTGTTATCTACTTTTAATGTTTCATACCATTCGGCTAACTCAGGGAAGGTGGTTTTGAAGTCTTTACCTCTTCTTTTATCATACTGCATGTAAAAACTTTTAAAATCGTGAAATAACACATCTCTATCTGATTCTGTTCCTCTGTGGCCTCTATTGACTACTTCAATATAATCAAGAAGTCTTTCAAATTGAGCTAATTCATGTATATTGAATAAAGGACTATTTTTATTTTCATTATACCATTTTTTCAGCTTAGCATGTAGTTCTTTTTTTATGTTATCAGGAAGAACAAGGGGGGACATAAATGCTGGCCATCTTAGTATATTTAAATCAACATTAGGTCTATTATGACCGTATTTTATTTTGAGTATTTTTATATCTTCTAAAAATTCAACAATACTAACAAGAGATAGGCTATTTACTGTCATCATTATAGTTAATGATCTAAATATTTTAGGGTTTGCTTTTTCAATAAACTTGACCATATTTGATCGCCATTCATCGTATTTCAAACCATCTCTAATGTACTCGGCGTGAAGTCCAAGTGATTCATTACTGGTATATAGATCAAATTGTTTTATTTCTAATTGATAAGTAGCATCAATTAGCTTGTTTAGTAACCTTTCATTTACTCCAAGGTTTGAATTAACTGCAAATCTTAAATTTTTAGAAGGATGTTTTTTCATTAGCTCGATAAAATTCCAGAAATTAAAACTTTGTGCAGGTTCGCCACCAGTAATCCTTATTTCCTGTAGAGTTTTTGTCAGCTCTGGCCACCATTCTAAAAAAGCAACAACATAGGGGTTATCTAGACCATTCTTACTAAATTGTTCTGACCATGATCCATCGCTTTGGTATGCTCCGCTACTAAAGGATTTAAATTTTTGATAAGGTCCATTCTCTGTAATATCTTTTCCCCATGTGGTACTATACCCGGCATTACAGTAGCTACAGGCAAAGTTACAAGTTCTATCAAAACTAACTTCTACAGTTTTTAATAAAATATCTTGATTATAATCTGAATCTTTTAAGTCGGCAATTTCTTTATCTGTGTATATATTACTCTTGTAAACCCTATCTGATATGTTATCTCTACCAATGTCTTCAATTTTCCAACAATAAGAACACTCTGCTGGTCTGACGCCTGTTAGCATCATTTTTCGCATCTCTTTCTTATGTTTGGTATTATGAAGTGCTGATGGATTGTCTTTTAGTTCCTTTAAATCAATAGGGTGGGGTAAAGGAAGGTGGCAAGAATTTGTGAACCCATGTCCTAAATGTAAACTAGCATTATACCACTTTGCGGCGCAGAAGCTTTTACTTATTGAATTTAAACGAGTATCTCTCCATTTTTTTAATTCTTCTGACATATTAAACTATTTTAGCTGGTCTTGCGGATTTATTAAATTCTAGATGTTTTTCTTGTTTGACTTCTTCAGTTTCATAAAGTTCTCCATGGTTACCGTTTCCGGATTTATCAAATGTTTTAAACCTTGAATTTCTTTCCAAATCAAACCAGAGGTACAGGTTTTCTGGTTTTTCAATACTACTATTATATATTTTTACTTCAAATATTTCACCGTAAAACCAAAATTGATTTTCGTTGAAAGAGTATGGGTTAGCTACGCCAATAAAAATTGTCTGGTTTGAATAATCATACACTTGTCCGCAATCTTTACTATTGTAAAAGATATCACCAACATATAAATGAAACTTATTGTCTTTTTTTACTACCTTAACTTTAATTATCTCAGGTAATAGACTTAAAGTTTCAACTCTATGGTTATCATGTTTTATGACCCATTCTCTTAATGTTTCATCGGGTATACCCTCAATTTTATAATCAATAGCTATATACCCTCCATCATTTCCTGATGGGTCTGTGATGGGTTGGGATGCATCGTAAAACCCCCATCTTCTAACTAAACCATTGACCGCAGCATCACTCATCTTAATGGGTGTGTTTTTTATTATATACTCCTTCCACCATCTAGCATGATTTTCATCAACATCCTCCGTATCTTTAGAACCAAAAAATAAATCATCATAAACAATAACTTCATTTTCTATCTTCCACCAGGCCCATTTTATTGATTTACCCGCATGTGAGAATATGCCCATGTTGTAACCAGTCCTACCAATTACACAGAATTCATTTTCACTATTGGATAAATCTGGTTTAAATGTTGTCTCAAAAATAAAATCCTCTTCTAATAAGTTGTACTTTTTTGTATTGGTATTGTTTCTGGTTTCGTTTTTGACCAAGTATGCTAATTTATCTTTAAATATCATGATACTCTAGATTTTGTTACTCTACATTTTGCTAAAAATTCTTCAAGCTCAGGGAATGTTTTTACAAAATCGGTGTTTCTTCTTTTATCATGTTCTGTGATAAATTTATAAAAATCTTTTCGATTTGTGTTTAAATTCTCTTCATTTTCTTCTGAAATAAACCAATCTTTAATTCTTTTAATTTTATTTATTTCGATATCAGTAAAGCCATATCCATCTAAACCGGTACGCATTTGTTCATAAAAGTCAACTAATTTTGCCTGTTCATCGATTTCCCTTACCCATTCTTTATCAAGTATCTTAACAGTCTGATGGGTGGGCCATCGAAGGTATGATGAATCTAATAAAAGAGAAGAGCCCCAGTATCTTGATGGATTATGGTGTCTTTCTTTAAGTATTACTACGTCTTCTATTAATTTTTTATAGCTAGGAACTGAAAGAGCATTGTAGGTTGACATTATGTCAATGGTCATTGGTTTAAATTTATCTAATAAAAAATCTACTCTTTCGTAGAATTGATTATAATTAAATCCATTTCTAATGTAGTTTGCTTGTTCTCCGTAAGCGTCACAAGAAGTAAAGATTATAAACTCGTGTACTAGTTCTTTATCGATTATGATTTCAACTTTCTCTACAAATTTTTTAAATAACGATTCAGGTATGCCTAAATTACTGTTTATACAGAAACTTAATCTTTTATTTGGATTATCTGTTTCGATAATGTAATCTAATACTTTGAATGTATCCTTACTGAGTAGAGGTTCGCCACCTGTAATCCTAAATGTATGTAGATCGTGATATAAATCTGGCCACCATTTCCAAAAAGCCTCTACGTATGGATTATGTTCAGATACCTGATAGGGCATTACCCCTCGTTCTTTGTATGTACTCATACTATTAAAAGACGTACTTGTCTTATAAGGTCCGAACTGGTTGATTTCTTCTACCCATTTTGTAGAATACATTGGGCCACAGTACGAACATTTGAAATTACATGTATTACTAAATGCGACTTCAACATATTTCGGGTTAAAATCCTTTTTCCAGCTACTGGTAGTAATTTCTTCAAAGTGAGGAGCAGACCAAGGTTCTGATGATTTATATGTTCTGTCAGAAAATGCGTTACTGCTGTCTTCAATCTTCCAACAATAATCACATTCTTTTGGCTTACCGCCTTCCAGCATTTCTTTACGTGCTAATTTTTTATAGTTTGTATTGTGTAAAGCAGAAGGATTATTTTGTAATTCACTTAAAGGTATTTTATGAGCTGTTGGGTGATGACAGGAATGTGTCATACCATTATGTAAGTGCATTGTGACTTGTGTCCATTTTGCTAAACACATTCCACAGCCTACTTTATTTAACTTGCTTCTAGTTTTTTCAAAGACTTCATTTAACATAACTTATAACTTTATATTTATCATTTTTGCCCAAGGAGTAAATTTTTCTTCTCCTAGGAATTCGTAACTCAATTGCTTTATTCCATCTTCTTTATGTTGTATTTTATCTTGCTGCATTTGAAGAACATACCTTCTTTCGTTTGCAGCGGTTGTTTCACCTTTAACCCATCTTCCATTTACTAATCCTTCGTCATCATGAGGGAGACATCTGAATCTACCTTCTACTCTGTAGGGTAGAATTGAATTAGGAATCTTAAACTCATCAACTTTGTCTATAGTATCGAAACTTTCAAAACTAGTTCGTGGGGAGTTAAAATCTATATCTATAATTAGGCCGTTAGAATCAATTTCTTTATGTAAATTACTAACTTCTTTGAGAGAGAGAGCTCTATTCCATATAAAGGTTTTAGCAATATCACCTTTAAAATACTTGTTACCCTGTTCTTCGGGAGTAGAAGGTGACATTCCTAAGTATATATCTTTAGTATTATACTCTTTTAGTAAGCCTTCCAATTTTAATGGCGAGGGGCTTCCGTACCCTCCTTTAGAGTCAACTTCAGATCCGTTTAAGTAAAAATGAGACTGTTTACCCTTACTATCTATGACTGCTGTAATCCAACTCCATTGATTATCATACCTCTTTACCCACATGTAGTGGTGTTTGTTAAATGTATTCCAATAAGTAAGAGAAAGTGCTCTGGAATTGTTAAAGGATACACCGTAATCATACCCCGGTATTCTAAAAATTGGATATTCAACATATCTATTATCCTTATCTCCTATCAAAAAGATTTTATTTTTATCCGGTTGCTGATATGCTCTCACTAATATAGAGATAGTATGAGAATTACTTGTTAGACCTTTAAAATCTCTTGAGGGAGTTAATTTTATATAAGAAGATTCACCGTTAAATTCTTTAAATTTCTGTTGAATAGGAGTTTCATTTAAATATGTATTATTTGTATACCCCTCTTTGTAGCACCGCCAGAATAAATCATCATCTTCCATGCCCCAGTCCCAGTAGTTATTAGAGTAACCATTTGTTGCTTCAAGCTGTTCTTTAGTAAATAGAACTGCTCCTCCAAAATATTCATGGTATTTTAACTGATAGTTCATTTGAGATATTTTAGTGGCAATATGACGTGGTGCCTCTGAAGGATAGGAGTAGTCAGCCCCTTCTTCGGGGATCATATCTATATCGTGAAATACTACATAATCACATCCTTCTTCTAAGGCATGTTTTGCAGCTATGTTTTTGGTTGTACCTCTATTAAAGAGTTTATCATCTACTTGATGACAGAAATACATTTGAAAATCTATACCAGCATTTTTAAGATATTTTCCAACCTTGGGTATAAACTCATGCATATGTAACTCCCTGTTACGGTACGGTACACAGACCCCTAATTTATGTTTTGTCATATTGCTACTGTCATGTGAGTTTCTCTATCTAGCGATGTTGTACTATGTAGTTTGTAGTCTAAAGTAGAAAGCCCATCTTTAGTTAAATCCGATAAACCTTTTGAAACTTCATTAACATATTTTAATTGATTAAATCTAGTGGTCTGGTGGCGCCATCTTCCGTCAAGGTAGTTGTCTACTTTTGTATCTACAGTACTAAAAGTTGAATTTCTTCTAAAAGGTATTCGAATTTGCTTACTATCTTGATGATTATGGCCTATAATCTCACAGTTGTATATTTTTGCAGGATTATTTTTTCCAGTTAAGTCTACAAGCTCATAGTTTTTTATCATTTTAGCATCGTAGTATATAACAAGATCAGAACCATTCTGATAGTTGGCAAAGGAGTGAGTAAATCCAAAATATGTATTTTCTGCTACTGATTTTATAGCTTTTTCCGGGAGCATTATATCCCAAACCATAAATTGATCTATAAGACCTTTGTAGTGTTCGTATTCAGAATCATCTTCTTCTATCGTTCTGCAACCTAAAGTTAGATATTTTATCTTATGATAAGGTATAAGTTTATCTTTTAGCTGTTTTTTTTCTACTAGCACTCCGTTTTGGTATAAACCAATAATACAGCTTATACTATCCCAGGTGACAGAAAAATTAGTTTTGTAAACTGGTTGTATCTGAGTTGTTATGGTGGTTATTGCTTTAGTGTCATCAAATACTTCCAGTACGTACCTGTTAAATGAATTATAGTAGAGCGTAAAATCATACCCCGGTACGTTAAAGATTACTATTCTATCGTTGTCTTTAGTGTGGTCTAATACTAGTTCATCTGGTTCAATGGAGATATGGATAGTAAAATCTTTAATGTATGTTATAGTGTTAGGGATTCTAACAGAAGAGTCAGCTCCATTAAATTTTAACGTTGCTATATTAGCTCCTATGTTATCAACATTCATAATGTCTACCGGAACATGTCTTTTTACACACCTGTACAGTAAATCATCATCTTCAAATCCCCATCCCCAGTAATTATTAGAATAACCGTTTATTAACTTAAAATCTTCAATAGGAAAAAGAGTCACTCCACCGAAATAATGAGGAAAAGGAAGTTTTTCTAATATACCCTCTCTTATAACTCCGGTAGATAGGTGTAAAGGGACATCAGCATAGCTGTAATCAACTCTAACCGGGTGCATATCAACGTCGTGAAATACTACATAATCACACCCTAATTTACAAGCATGTTCAAAACCTATATTTAAAAGTTTACCTCTATTAAAAGAGGTAGCATTGTCCTGTTCTACAACAATTAACCTATAGTCAATGTCGGTTTTTTCTAAATACTTTGTAATTTTTGATTTAAACTTTACTAGCTGCTCATACCGATCCCTGTAGGGGACTACAATTCCTAATAAATGCATAAATTACTCTTTATTTTCTTCGGACATATCCAGAAATTTAGCAAGATAAAACTGTAAACGAGCATCCCATCCTGGTGTATCCATTTCTTCGAACCAGATAGTTAATGCGTTTACTGAAACTGCAATTTTTTCTAACGCTTTGACTTTACGTTCTTCTAACATTAAAAATTCCTTGTCTTTTTGAGTAGATGCTGCCATTATTTATTTAGATTTTAATTATACCATGTTTTAGTGTTTCCCATTTGGAATAACTTTCGTATGTAATATATGAACTTTTATTCAAATTTTCAACTAAATAGTCAGAATTATTTGTATTTATTTTCCAATCTGAGTTTTTTATAGCGTTATACATTTTTTCGTATTCTTCTGAGTAAGCATATTCTTTTTTAATATCCGCAACTTCTTTGAGTCTTTCAAGGACTGTTGAGTCCCATTTAAAATGGTGTACTTGGGTGAAGCATTCTTGGATAGGAAGTCTTTTTGGATGTGATGATCCCCAACTGTTGGTTCCGTCTTCAAATATAGCGTAGTGTTGACCGGAACATATTTTTTGATAACCTTTCATTAATGTAACCTTATTTGGGCATGCTCCGGACATCGGGTACCTAAAAAAACCAGCTAAAGGAAAAGCCTCGTTTAATTTCGTCTCTCTTGTTACTTTCGGGAATGTACCATCTTTGCCTATTCGATCTAAAAAACCTCCAGAGACAAAGGAATAACCGCCTCTATCACACGTCTTTATTATACTTTCAATAGAGTCAGGGTATATTTGTAGTTCATCATCGTCAGATACTATCCACCAATCGTTTGGTTTTGTTAATTTTACTGTATTGTATATATCGGTTACTCTTTCCCAATGAAATTTAGGCTCTGTGACTATTTTGTGAGGTTTAATTCCTAACTCTTCTATCTCTTCTAATATAGTATCATCTTCGGATTGTCTGTAGACTATTACATAGATTTTATCAACTACCTTTTCATAATGCTTTAACATATGAGGGAGTATATGAGTATTACTACCTACTACTGTAACTAAATTAGGCACGCTGTATAAGTGTCAAACCGGTTGATGAAGGTTTCGAAGGATGGTTACCTACATTGAAAAAATTAAATTGCTTCCATTTTGGTCCGATCTCCTTTATAAATTTAGATGGTCCATCAAATGAGTTAAAATACTTTTTTTCATCTTCAGATACAATTAGTTCTTTTTGAAAATTTTCATCTGTATCGTGAATTGTAATTATACCGTTTGGATTAATGAGTTTAGAGTAGAGCTCAAAATCTTTTTTTACATCCTCATAAGAATGACCTGCATCTATATGAAGTAGATCAATTTTGATACCCTGTTTAACAAAAAAATTATAATATGCATTCTCTGTTGTATCTTTTATAAACCTCGGTGCAAAAAGGTACCTAAAGAAAGAGTCTTCATCTAGGTAGTCTATATTACCGCCGATGCCGTTAGCGGCGTCGACAAGGTATGTAACACCTATATCACCCCAATTATAGTCCGCACTGCCTTCAAATATTTCTTGATCATGTAGATCTAATCTTGCCTGAGTCATTATACGGGGAATGAAACCGCCTCCGGATCCCAGGCATACACATGTCTTAAATCTCATAACCTGTATTATTGTGTAGACCAAAAGACCGTCTCCTAAATGAAAATCAGTTGCACCGTGAGTCCATCGATAGGGTGTAGACTGTAAATCTACATAATCTGTCCCATCTGCTTTTTTCTTATTTAGCTGGTTATTGGTTAGACGTGACTTTGTGAATTCTTTATCTAATAACGGCATTATTTTTTATGAATGATTGATAAATCTAAGGTAGGTATATTTACACAATTAAACAACATTTTCATTTCTTTTTCATAACTATTATCTCCTTCATCTTTTATAATCCAAGACTTTAAAGGTCCGTAGTGATTAAAATAGGAACCGGATTTATCAATTGGCCAAAAACCTAGCTCATTGTCTTCACCCCACTTCCAGGAATTGCAATCCCAATAGGTGGAGATTATACTTCTACATTTAATTTTTTCTCTATCTACAAGATGTTTTAAAAGTAACTGTTCTGCAAAAATTAGGTATTGAGAATGGGGTACATTCATTACAGTAAATTCTTCCATCATATTTAAACTTAACTTGGCATACATTTGTGTAAATACCGGGTCGGGTAAATATAGAAAAGAAACATTAACAGATTCAGTTTTCCACCTACTCCTGTATGAAAGTTTTTGCACATAGAGATCAATGGTATTAGGGTAATACCCTTTACCTATTTCAAAATTACTTACATATACTGTATCTGGGTTTAGTAAGTGTTTGATTGGTTGGAAAACTAGAGTATCATTATCCATTATGATAACAGGTTCGGTTTGCTCAGAAAGAACTTGAACTTTACTGGCTGCCCAAAATACCGAGCGGTTTATAGGTCTTGTGTGATTGTATTCTAGGATGTCATTCCACAAGGAAGTGACTTCTAGGTCTTTAAGAAGTTTATGTGTTAACCTGTCACAATAGAGAACAAGATTGTCTTGAGGGTTATGTTTCTTCCATAGAGATACGGAAGCAAGTAGTAACATAACATTTAACTTACTATAAAAGCTTTTTTTTTCCTGTATATTTTCTAAGACCCAAATTATTTTCAAAACCTTTCTTTTATTTCAATCTTACGGTGTTACGTGAGTAGTTGTGAAGTATGCGTAAAAGGTACCAACAGAGGTTGAGTCCTCGTGAGTTAAAGTTAGAGATGCTGAAGTTGATATTTGTGTTCCTCCTCCGGAAGCAGCAGTTCTCCAGGAATGAAATGCCCAGGGGTAAGCTGTTGCTGCTACTGCAGTGAGTGTGTAGGTGCTTATTAGAAAATTCTTTACCGAAAAGCTTGCTCCGGCTGCGACGGCGTAGGGTGCGGTTAAACTAACAGTGCCTCCTGTACCTGCGGCGAACCCTCCGTAAAATAAAGAAGTGTTAGGTGCAAATTCCGAAACCTGGAATGGAGATGAATTAGTTGGGTGAAAATCACCTAATGCATCACTTAGCGAAGTATTTGCTTGTGCTGAAATATCATTAGCCCAGGTTCTGAAAGTATCAAAGCTTATATTATTTGCCCCGTATGAATAAACTGCCATTTTCTATACTATTTGTATTTTGTCCTTAGGGAAATACCTAAGTAGTTCCTCATATATTTTACCATAACAAAAGCCAAAGGTATCATCTAATACACCCCCACTTATTACCTGTTCTACCTTTTTACTGGTACCTGTTTGAACTTGCTCTTCAAGGTTAACTGTTCTGTAAAGAATTAATTCATCTCCATTATCGTCAAAACTAACGTACGGAACTTCTTTCGTAATTTGCTTATTTTCATAAATCGGTATTTCTACTTCTTCTTCTACAACTGTGTAAACTTTCATATACTGGTTGAATGTAATTTGTACTCCATCGCTTTTTTCATCTTTAAAGTATATTACTCCTTCTTGTATTAATCCAACAGCGTTATTTTTTTCTTCTTGTAAATAAGTTCTGTTAAACCTAATTGCTTTATCCCTATTTTGCCAGTAGGAGATTTGAAAACGAATCTCACTGGTGGTCTTATTGTATGTTAAGCTTTCTATTCTTACATAAACTTCTTGAGAAGGACCTTCACTTGTCTCAAGATCAACATTTAATACGAAACCCATTTTTTTATTTTTTAATTATTACAAGTACATGTTTTAATGCTATCTACTTTTGCAGATAGTTCTTTTACTGCTTCAATTAGTACAGCTGTTAATTTAACATAATCTACTGCTAAGTAACCATCTTCTCTTTCTGTTACTAAGTCTGGATATTGAGATTGGATTTCTTGTGCTTTAACTCCTATTGAGTGTTTACCTACAGCGTACAGATCTTGTTTGTCATTCCAATCAAATTCATAACCTCCCATTTGGTTAACTTTACCTAGAGCACCAGTTAAAGGAATCATGTTATCTTTTAGTCTTTCATCTGATGAAGAGTATGCTACAACATCACCTGTTACTGATAAATTACCTGCTGCGGTTACAGAAAAAACTTCAGTAAGGGTCATCGAGTCTCCAGCACTACCAGCAGATGTGTGAACAGAAAAGTCTAGTTTTTGATCTCTTATTTTGAACACCTCTGATGGTCCTGATATTTTTTTAACGTAAGCTCCACTGCTACCCACTAACTTATAGTAAGCATTACCATAAAACCATAAACCAGCATCGTGACTACCTATTCCAGCCCCTGATTTGAAGTCAATATTGCCACCATGAAGGTAGTGTTCAAAATTTGCTGTTTCACCTAAAGTTAATGTATATTGATTGTCAGTAGTGCCTGCAATAGTGGAGTTAGTTTGTTTAAATTGAAAATGATCAGTATCATCATATAGCTGATTTGAATCATTGTGTAATACTATTGGATGATAAGCTGAATTAGTTAAGTCAGTTACAGTTACTTTTGCTGCTGTACCTGATGTATCTTGATTACCTGCTGTATTAACTCCAGGTAGGTCGATTGAAGTTGAACCATTAAAACTAACTCCACCTATAGTTCTAGTATTTGCTAATATAGTTGCAGAGCCTGCATTACCAGTTATAGTTGTTTGATCACCAGTATTAGTCCCGCTTTGTCCAACAAGATATGTTTGATTTATGGCTGTTCCTTGCCATACACCTGTTCCAATTGTACCGACTGTTACAATAGCATCATCACCACTATAGGTACTACCTGCTACTGCAGCAAGTGTTGAGTTATATGCCTGTACATCCGTTCCGATTGCTAAACCTAAGTTAGTTCTAGCAGTTCCAGCATTTGTTAAGTCTGATAGGTTTTGGTCTTTTTGTAATTTCCCACCTACGGTTGATGTTAAAGCAACTACATCAGAATCTCCGTTTGCAATACTTGCGGATATTTCTAATAATGTATCATACGCTGCGGGAGCACCACCGAGTAGATCAGATACTTCTCTAATTACAAAAGCAGTTGTTGCTATCTTAGTAGAGTTATCGTTATCGGCTGGTGTTGGTGCCGCTGTTGTACCTGTAAATGTAGGAGAGGTGAACATTGTTGCCTTACTTTCATTTGTTACGTTACCCAATCCAACATTTGCTGCAGTTGTTCCTGCTTGAATAGTTGCAGTAGAATCATTATCTACGTTACCTAACCCAATATCACCCTTTGTTAATTCTCTTGTTACAACAGTACCATTAGCATCTGTTACAAGTCCACTTGTATTTGTTGTTATGTTAATATCTAAATCAGATATTACAGTTGCTCCAGTTAATGGAGTTGTATCTATATCTATATCATCGCCAGCTAAATCAGTTGGTAAAACATAGTTGTTTGCTGAAGAAGCTATTGTATCTAGTTTTGTTTTATCACCGTCAACAAAAGCTCCTTCAGATGGTTTAACTTGTAATGTAGAGATTGTTACACCTTTGACACCTGCAAGGTCTGTTACTTCACTGTCCATTAATGCACCGGCTGCTGTTACGTTAGTTGCATCTGTTACGTCTGCACTTGTTTCAATTCCATCTAGTTTTGTTTTATCACCGTCAACAAAAGCTCCTTCAGAAGGTTTAGCTTGTAGAGTTGAAATTGTTACTCCTTTTACTCCTGCTAAGTCAGTTAACTCACTATCCATTAAAGCTCCAGCCGCTTCTACATTAGTAGCATCAGTTACGTCTGCACTAGCTTCTATTGCATCTAGTTTATCAAATAGGGTAGTAGACATTACACCCGATACTGATGTTGTAGCGATTGGTATCTCTGCATTCGTACCATCAGAGGATTCAATTGTTCTAGCTCCAGTCGTTCCGGTTATACTTAAGTTGGTTGTTACGTTTGTATTTTTAGCTGTGTTAGCTGCGACAGCTGTTTCAAGATTAGCTATATTAGGTATTGCAATTGTTCCTGTGAATGTAGGAGAAGCAAACATTGTTGCTTTAGATTCGTTAGTAACATTTCCTAATCCAACGTCTCCTTTAACTAATGTTACTGTACCTGTCTTACCGGCTACACTGATGACAGACCCAGTAGATGCAGAATACAGGTTATCTAGTTTTGTTTTATCACCGTCAGCAAAAGCACCTTCTAATGGTTTAACTTGTAATGTAGAGATTGTTACACCTTTTATACCGGCTAAATCAGTTACTTCGGAATCCATTAAAGCTCCAGCTGCTTCTACATTAGTAGCATCAGTTACATCTGCACTAGCTTCTATTGCATCTAGTTTAGTTTTATCACCGTCAACAAAAGCTCCTTCAGAAGGTTTAGCTTGTAGAGTTGAAATTGTTACACCTTTAACACCTGCAAGGTCTGTTACTTCACTATCCATTAAAGCTCCAGCTGCTGTTACATTATCTGTATCAGTTACATCTGCACTTGCTTCGATTGCATTTAATTTTGTATGATCATCATCTGTAAATACATTTGAATCTGTTGCAGCCTCTACTAACGCTCTTACTTGTACTGAACCAGATACTGTTCCTGTTGGAAGTATTGCTGATACATCTCCTGTGGTTATTGTTCCTAATGTTGTGATAGCATTATCACCGGTATAAGTACTACCGGCAACTGCTGCTAATGTAGAATTATATGCTTGTACATCAGTTCCAATTGCAACTCCTAAGTTAGTTCTAGCAGTTCCAGTATTTGTTAAATCTGATAAGTTTTGATCTTTTTGTAATTTTCCACCAACTGTTGCTGTCAATGCAACTACATCACTATCACCATTGGCGATTGAAGCAGAGATTTCTAATAATGTATCAAATGCTGCTCCTGCTCCTCCAATTAAATCAGAAACTTCTTGCATTACAAATGCAGTAGTAGCAACTTTAGTAGAATCATCACCATTTGAAGGTGTTGGTGCTATAACTGTCCCAGTAAATGTTGGTGAAGTAAACATTGTTGCTTTAGATTCGTTTGTTACGTTTCCTAAACCAACGTGAGTTGCAGTTACACCAGCTACTGTTCCAGTAAATGTTGGTGAAGTAAACATTGTTGCTTTAGATTCGTTTGTTACGTTTCCTAAGTTAACTTGAGTAGCAGTTACAGAATGTGGGTTGGCGGTATCACTGGTGTGATTTGTTATCCTAGTACTAAATGAACCACTATCTGTTTGAAGAGCAGAAATATCACTATCATTAGAAGAGATATTTGAAGCATTAGTTGCTACACTACTTGCTAAAGCTCCTGATACAGAAGATAGTTGGGCATCCGTTGCATAAGTTGAATCTAAAGATGAACTCCAAGATTCTAAATCAGTAATGTTTCCTTCATTCGTAGTTATCCTAGTACTAAATGAACCGCTATCTGTTTGAAGTGCTGTTATATCTGTATCGTTAGATGATATGTTAGCTGCTAAAGCTCCAGAAACGTTTGATAGTTGGGCATCCGTTGCAAAAGTACTGTCTAATGATGAGCTAAAAGATTCTAACGTATTTACTCTAGTACTAAATGAACCGCTATCTGTTTGAAGTGCTGTTATATCTGTATCGTTAGATGATATGTTAGCTGCTAAAGCTCCTGATACAGTAGATAGTTGGGCATCCGTTGCAAAAGTACTGTCTAATGATGAGCTAAAAGATTCTAACGTATTTACTCTGGTACTAATAGATCCACTGAAAGTGGAATACCCTGGTATATCTCCTATAGATCCAGAAAGAATATTAGGTTTGTTTAGTAAGTTGTAAGTATCTGCTTGAACATCTCCAGTGAATTGACCGTTAAAGGAACCAGAAAAGGAACCAGTTACGATTGCATCCGACATTATAGGGCTATCTATTCTCATTTTTTAATGTTTTTCTTTAATAATAAATATACTTCTTTAGCGGTATCGTGATAACCGTTTTTATTCTTTATTTTTGACTTGTTAATACTTTTCAATTATTTTCTAGAGTTTTAATTCTTGATTTCAAATTATCTAATAGTTCTTGTTGCTCTTGGATTGCTTTAGTTAACATCGCAATTATACCTCTGTCGTGAATACCCCATTTTTCATTTTCAGACTTTGGTGTATTTGCTGCTTCTTCACCTAATGCCGCATTTACTTCTTGAGCATAGAATCCTAACTGTCTTAAATCAGTTGGCAGACCACTTTCCTCTTTCCAATGGTAATATCTAGGTTTCAGATTCATTACTTTATCTAAAGCCTTATCAATATAACCATCTTCTACCTTTAAGTTCATATCAGAGGTAGTAGACAGTACTCCATTTGTTGCTGATACCGTGCCTGTTCCTAAGTTACTAAAAGTCACGTCACCCGAAACGTTAAGACTTCCTGTATAGTTAAGAGTTCCTGCTGATCCGCTTATTACTCCTTGAGTATTTAATTTTGCTAGTACTTTTTCATCAAATCCGGTAATATTATCTGAAGGGATAGAACCACTTACTACGTGTCCTCCTTTTGCAACTACTACTCTTCCTGTTGTATTTGTAAAGAAAGTAATATCAACAGTATCAATATCTGTTGTAGTTACTGATGAAGGTACGACTTGTTGGTCTGAATTATCATAAACCATTACAATTACATCCTTGGTTCCAAAATTATGGGTAACTGATTTTGAAGAAACAGAAGTAAAAACATCAGAAACCGTTGCTACCTGTGCAACATTACCGGCTTCCACCATATGTCCTCCTTTTGCAACTACTACTCTACCTGT